TGGTAGAGGCTGCTTGTACCGGACTAGGCGCAGTCGTAGCAGCAGTAAAAACTACTGTATTGCCAAGTTTGGTAAAAGCATTGATTCCCATTATGCACCTACCGTTTCAACCCAACTTGTCGTAGCCTCGTCCCATGAGTACCTTGCGCCATCACTAGGCATCGGGGTAGGGGGTTCCCATTGACAGGTATTTTCATTCAAAACCCAAGAATTAAACGGCTTTGGCGGTATGAACGCATCACGACCAGAATCGTATGTGTAGCCAACACCTGCATAATTCTTGCGAATGTTGTTGTTATAAGAGGTTTTAAGCCAGTTGCCACCAAAAAGGCGCTGGCAAAAGGCTACGCCAATGGATTCAACTTCTGTTCCATCAGGAGTAGAGGTGTCTTTGTTTTCGACTACGATTACTCGCAGTACGGTACTGTTTTGATCAATTTCAGCGAAATGCGCCATTTAATTCTCCTAACTGAAGTCCGGTTAAATCCATTTCTTCCCCTACATTACCAACAGGGAAAGTGTTAAACGAAAGGCTAATTCTTGTCTGCTCTGATTCTACTGTTGGAACCATGTGTGTCAGGCTTGACGGAAACAGTATCAAGTCGCAAGAGCCAACCTCAAACCACCACGACTCTGAGTTCCACACATTCCAATCAGACGGTGGAAACTTAATCTGCTGATATCCGTTTCGGTAGAAGTAAATCCTATCTTTTGCCTTGTCTGCCTGAACATAGAACACTCCAGACACAAACGAGTTGGGATGCTCGTGCTTGTGGTGATACTGGCCCTTGTCGGTGTAGTTCGTCCACGACTGCGTAATCTTGAGATTGACCTTGTGCTTTGGGCTATAAACCGTGGTGAAGTATTCCGACACGCTGGTTTCAATGAAGTCCCGCAACTGGGTCAATTCCTTGGCTTTCAGAATCGTGTTGTCAATACTGGTCGTATTGCCCATATTAGAGCGTGTCTCTTGCTTTTTGAGAAACGACAGTTCTTTAGCCGAGAGGTCACGGTCTAACTTATAGATGCCAACAGGAGTGGGAAAGAGGTTATGCAGCACGTTGTTCCTCGATGATTGCATCAACCTGCTTTTGTATTTCCATCTGACCGGTGAATTGCTCAATCTGCTCTGGCAACCAAATCGTGTTGATGGAATCCTCAAACGCCTTAATCTTTTCCATTGTTTCCTGAACCTCTTGCCAAGTAGGGCAGGGTCTTGGGTCTTCCCAACGGGAGAAATAAGTGTTTGAGATTTCCCACTTTGCACCCGGTCTTAGCAAGTGCATTGCGGCGTCGATTCCATACAACCGATAGATTTTGGTTTCCATGCGTCCTCGTTATTGATTGGTCTTAATGATGACGATGCCAGAACCGCCTGCACCACCCGCTTGAGAAGGGAACGGAGCACCAGAAGTTCCAGCACCGCCACCCCCACCTCCGGTATTTGCAATTCCAGACTGAGCAGCGGTTCCTGCATTTGCTTGACCATTGCCGCCACCGCCAGTACCGCCGGTTCCTGCTGTTCCATTAAGATATACGCCACCACCACCGCCACCGGCATAAGTTACTGAACTTCCAGAAATGCTTGATGAAGTTCCGTTGCCGCCATTTCCTCCGTTTGTTGTTGTTCCGTTGCTTCCTGTTGCTGATGCACCACCACCCCCGCCACTCCCCAAATTGGGAACGCCACCACTACCACCTCCATTACTTCCTTGACTTGGAGATGTGCTTGGTGTGTTTCCTGTGCCTCCAATTCCAGAGCCACTACCCCCACCACCGCCAGAACCACCGTTACCACCGGCTACGTTTGCACCTCCGCCTAAGCCGCCATATCCACCGCCTGCTGATGTAATGGTGCTAAATACAGAGTTGCTTCCTGTTGACCCACTCGCTCCAGTTCCACCACCACCATTTCCACCGGCTCCTACAGTAATTGTGTATTCAGTTCCAGCAGTCACGCTAAATGATGTTCCGGTTCTAAAACCGCCTGCCCCACCTGCCCCAGATGATGCGCCACTATTGCCAGCACTTCCACCACCACCACCACCGGCAACCACAAGGTAGTCCACAGAAGATACGCCAGTAGGCGCTACCCACTTGGTTGAGCCTTTGAATGTGAATACGGATTGTGTGGGTGCGTTGTATTTAAGGATGACGATGCCTGTGCCGCCTGTGCCGCCAGAAGTTGATGTTCCATCGGTATCATTACGAGCGCCTCCACCACCACCACCAGTATTGGGATCACCCGCTTCACCATTTGTAGTTCCAGACTTCCCATCTCCACCACCACCTGTGCCACCAGAACCACCTGTGGTATTTCCAGCACCACCGCCACCACCTCCGTAAGTTACAGAAGTTCCTGAGATGGATGATGCCGTTCCATTGCCGCCATTGCCACCCTGCCCTGTGCTAGGGGCAGTTTGTCCAACCGCACTAGCGCCACCTCCACCGCCAGCAGACGCAGTACCAGCAGGGCCATTTATTCCTGCCCCACCATTACTGCCTTGACTCGGCGAAGTGCTTGGAGTATTTCCTGTGCCGCCTGCGCCCGATCCAGTATTACTAAAACCCGCGCAACCACCACCGCCAGAACCACCATTCCCGCCAGCGTTATAAGTGCTAGAAACTACTGCGCCGCCAAATCCACCACCATTAGAAGTTATGGTGCTAAACACAGAATTGCTGCCAACAGTTCCGTTGTTACCTGTTGCAGAAACTGCTGCGCCAGCCCCGCCAGCGCCAACTGTGACTGTGTAATCTGTTCCAGCGGTCACACTTAACCCCGTGCCTGTTCTAAATCCACCAGCCCCACCGCCGCCTCCACCACGCTGTGCGCCTCCACCACCACCAGCGACAACCAAATACTCAACCTCGGTCACACCAGTAGGACAAGTCCATGTGCTAGTAGCCGTAAAGGTTTGGATGACGGTGTATGTTGCAACACCCCGACTTCCAAGCAGGGTTAGCATAATTCCACTCATAATTTAACTCACGTTTCCTGTAATTACACAAACGGTGTTAGAAATAAAGAGTACGGTTGCAACGCCACGGGTAGCCAAAGATACGTTGGCTTTGTCGGTATCAGTACCGGCAATATAAGCCGTAGTAATAGCGCAGTTTACAGTTACGGCTGCGTTTGTATTGTTGAATAAAGAAACAATGTCACCTTCAGCAAAAGTTCCGTCAGGAATATTGATCTGACCGCCAGAGCCAATTTGCACATACTCTCCTATGTCAGCCGTAGCAAGTGAGTAGGCTCCGGTTTTTGTACCAACTGCCGGTACGTTTCTAAAACCAATTCGGTATCCGGTACCGCCTTCTGCAAACGAAACAGCATTTGCGCCAGAATTGTAGATTCCGGTGTCGGTATCGTCTGTAAACCTCAACGAAGGTGCTGTTGCGTTTCCGTTTGCAAGCGATGCAATCGTAACCGTGACGTTTCCTGACGAAATATTGGCACCTGCAATATTTGCCGCCGTAATATTTGTAAACGTGCCGCCGGTAATAGTGACGTTGCTTGCTTTTAAATTAACAAGGGTTTCTGATCCGCTGTTAATACCGTTTATAGCATTAGACAGCGTACCAAAGTTACTGTCTAACTGTGATAACGGTATAGACGTTGTAGCGTTAGCAAACGTATTAGGAATAGTTACTGGAAGTGCCATTTTAGAACCTCGCTCTTAATTCATGTTCAAGTTGGAACCCGTTGATCGTAAACGGTGCTGATGTTGCGGTCAGGGTAATTCCTAGATATTTACCATACATCTTTGCGTCTGACCTGTAAAGATAGTAACCACTTGTAGACGAAACGCCGCCTATCCAGCCAATCTGAATGGCGCTTGAGTTCTCCCACGGAATAGGATTGCCAAGGTTGTTTGTCCAAAAAACGGTGTTTGAAAAATCAATTGCCTGTGAGACTTGATTTTCCGAGTCTATAAAGGCTTGGAGAATTACTGACGCATTACCCAAAGTAGCCTCAATACCTACTTTCAGGGCTTGTTTGTCCCTGATTGGATCGCCCATAGGCCATAGGGCGGAAATCACTTCCCAGTCAACGCCAGAAGTAGAGTCTTGGTAAAACTTAATTAAATTGGTTCCTGTAGTGCCGTACATAAGAATATTTCCGGCAATTACTGCCGAAGCCGCGCGGGTTACGCTATCGCCTTGACTTGTAAAAAACCACTTCCGATCAAAGAAAATGGCTTGGATTTCGCGTGGCGTAACGGTTCCGCTGGAAGGATCGTTGTAGGTAAAAGTCCAGCAGGCACACAAGATGTTGTTGAGCAAGACCTGACCAGCCGTTATGGGCTTGGTAAAGTCTATATTTGGAAAGATTCCATCTATGTCATCACTAATCTTAGAAGTTGTAGCACCGACTAGGGCGTATATTCCATAGCGGTTCATAAACAACATAGATCGAAAATACGGGAAAATTGCGTACTTGAAGTTTGAACCAATAGATGCCGATACGTTGGTATTAGTAAATATTGTTTCACCTGTTGTACTGTTCACCCGTACATCAGAAAACACGTTAATGCTATCTTCACCGTAAATATACAGAAAGTTGTTTGCCGAAATAATTACGGCAATGTCTGTTCTTAGCGTTGAGTCGGTAAGCGTAATGAATCCACTAGATACCGATAAAAAGTCATTGTAGGTGTCAGCAGCAGAGTAGTACACCGTGCGACCATCAGCAATCCAAGTACGACCACTGAAAGTAGCAATAGAATTGCCATTTTGACTAAAAAGAGTACAAGTGACATTAGCGCCAGCACCGTTGCCTCCTGTGTCTGTAATCGTGACTGTAGGTGCAGATGTGTAGCCACTCCCCGCCTCCGTAACAATAATTTGAGATACGGTATTGCCAACTAAAACCACTTCCCCTGTAGCCCTAACACCGCCTGTTTGTCCCGGTGTGCCAAAGGTAACGGTAGGGGCAACATAGTTAGCGCCACCATTATTGACAGTAACCGTTCCAATACTGCCAATACTGACAAGGTTTGTTCCGTCCCAAGTTTTATAGCCTTTGGCAGGATCAATAATTAAGATTCTTTCGTTTTTCCACTGCACAATCTGTACGTCAGCATTGGAAAATGTATTGGCAGCGGCTAGGTTGCCTTGAGTATTAGTCTCAATATTGACGTATTGGGCGCTTCCGTTTTGCTGGAAGGCAAACATAAACTCAGTATTATTGATGTTTGCCGATGCCATATACGTGACCGTATTGGCAAAAGACACGTTAGCCACGTTTTGTGGCGAGTTAACAATTTTAATATTGCCGTAGCCGATTGGTTGAGTATTCTCAAGCCAAGCAAACTCGCCCTCGCCAATGGCGGTGCGGTTGTTTTTGACGTTTACGCCTTTGAAATCTTTGCTTACAAAGTATGATTTTTTTTGTTCTACCGCAGCCATTTAGTACCCCGACTGATAAACAGACGGTAGGCGGCGAGTGAAGGTGCTATTTAGCGCACCGAGGATTTGCTTCGTGTATTCTTGCTTGAAGAGTTCCGATTCACCGTAGGACTGCTCTTGGTACTTGGCTTTGCTTGCCGCGTAGAACGCGACCGCTTCGTAGTACGGGCTTGGGATGTCTGTGTCCGCTTGCCCACCAGTGACAAGAGGGCTTGGAAGAACGACTGTATCCAGTTCAATTTCATACGCTTGATCCGGTTTTGGCCCTATGTAAATTGTTTTGGCACCATAAATGGAAAAGCCTATGGGCCTACCATTGTAGTTTTGCCAAAAACGTAATTGGGCGTTAAAGTCCGTCCAAGCCATATAGTACATAGGCCAACGACTATCGCCCCAATAAAGGTTGATATTAAGAATATCAATTGTGTTATTGCCTTGCGTCAGATCAGCGTAGTTGATGGTTTCATCGCCTACAGTCAACGTGTACGTTTGCAACACCCTACGACACCCGGAGTCTTGCACCGTGTGTCCTCTGGCATCGTTAATGTAATCTGTTAGTTCTTGATCTGTCCAGAAATTACCATTAACGTCATGCAGCAATCGCCGCGTTTCGGTGATGTATTCGTTTAGAGTTGGCATTTTTTACCATTACTGTAACTGGACTTTTGCCACGCCTTTGACCTCGGCCTTTTGAACCTTGGGCATTGGCGCGGCTACTCGTTCCACCACCGGGGCTGTCAAGTGGACTTTCTTTGCAGGCTCGGTAGAAAATGAAACAGTCTGCATACGCTCTAAAGCGCGGGGCAGATCAGTATTTATTTTCATCCAACCAAGCCTTACAAAATATGGCTCTTTATTATCATCGCCGTATCCAAGAATGTGCTTTGCAGCCTCTAAAGACAGTTCCACTTCTTTGCCGTTGTCAAACGTGTATTCCACGTTCTCAAAACGACCAACAAACGGAATACCTTTATTGGTTACAAAGACACTCTTGTTCATAGCGTGATAATATCTCCATAGATCGCTACGTCACAGGTAACACCTGTAGCAGCGGTATTTACGTTGAAATATAAAGCAGGTGCAGTAAATACATTGGCATTTGCAGCAGCAGATAAAGTCAGGTTCACATACGATGAGGTGCTAGAAGCGCCTGTCAAAGTTTGCGTTGCTGCTACACTAGTACCGCCTGCTGCCGTTGAGGTATGAACCCCAACGCCAGCGCCAGTTGCTGCGTTACTAAAGTTACTTATCATAACTTGACGCACAATATACTTATTGCCGACCTGAACGGAAACAACAGTGTCTCCAGCAGTGCCGATAGATTGGCCTTGCAAGAAACCAAGGCGCTTGTACCCAAAACCATCTGGGTATTCACGGCCTACGGCATTTGCGTCCATAGTGTCTCCTTATACGTTACCGAATGTTTCGGGAGCAGCGACTTCGCTGCCAACAATAACATAGGTAGACGTAGCAAGTTGGTTGCCAAGGTTAGTAATACGCACGTTTGTACCGTCAGCGATCATAAAACCGCCGGTGTTGTTAGCCAACACGTTAGCAAAGCCAGTACCGGCAGATGAGTTGTTCACCTGAACGGCTACGTTTGCAACTGGATAGAAAACATACGAACCAGCAGCCAACACGGACGATGCTCCAGAAGTCAGGCCGGTAGAGCCTGCAATGAAGTATGCAGCCGTGCTGTTGGCGTTAGCGCTTGCTAACAGGATTTTATTAAGGGCTAATGAAGGCATGGTTATTTCTCCTTTACAGTGTCAGAGAGTTGTAGCCAGTAACCTTCGTCATCGACTTAGGCTTGGTGCTTACCATTTCGGCAATCATCAAGACAGCGCCAACATAACCGATTTGGAAGTTTGGCAGAGTCGATTCAAAGCCAGTGAACGCAAACGATGCCTGCTCATGGATATACATGGACAGATAGTTCGTGTTCAATAGGTACAGAGTACCCTCTGGGCAGTACGGATCAGGATAGATAGGAACGCCAGCAACCATCAGGGCGCGGAAAGCAGCCTGTGGGCCATTGGCATCAGCATCAAACCCGGAACCCGGAGTAATCATGTACTGCTCTTGGCCTACGTAGTCCTGAGCCAGCAATGTCCAAGTACCAAAACCGCAGACACCGAATGTCGGCACTTCTGCACAGTTCTTGACGGTACCAGAGATGTACTGAAGTACGTTCTGACGAGTCGGGTTAACCGAACCAGCAGCGTACTCTTTGGAAGCCCACCACGAATAAGCACTACGGCTAATGCCACCGTAGGTGCCAGACGAGTCAACAGCGATGGGCAAGCCCGTAAACTGCTGAGTATCCGAGGTGTTGTTGTACAGCGAGGTAGCCATAGCATCCATCATCACGTTGGTCGCGTCATTCATACGAGCCTCGATGAGGGGGATGATTGCGTAGTCTTGCTGCACTGCACCTTCCATACCGAGGAACGGTACAGGAGACACTAGCAACTTGAGGTTAAACTCAGCGTTGTACGCGCCTTGCTGAACGCTAGGCTGTGCAAAGGAACCGGAATAATCCGACCACTGAGCGTTAACAAACTGTGAACCCTGAACGGGCACCGTCACCGATGACACACCGCCAGAAGCGGTTTGACTATTGGCGATCAATGCAGCCATGAGGGGCGTAGAGTTGTAAATCTGTACGACCATCTTGGGAATAAACGCACGGCGCGTTACATAAGTAAGTTCCGTGTATTGTTGACTCCCAGAGGCCGGTATAATTCCTCCGCCAATAGGCATTTTTAATCTCCTAGAAAAAAGCCCCTAAACCAATAAAATCAAAAGCCAATAGGCTTCGGATTTTTCCTAAATTCATTTAATGCTGCATGAGCCGCGTCACGGGCCGCACCAACAGGGTTCTTCATAAAGTCCTTGGTATTAAACTTGGACATTACAGGCTGAGGAAACTGTGATGGTGTTGGCGCTGCCGCTTGCTTCATCCACGAATGGTATTCAGCAGCGGTTTCGTGATTGGCAATACCTTTTTCAACCATGATCTTTTCGACTTCCTTAATATCGTCTTCAGAATCGACAAGACCCTTTTTGACTAGGGTATCGCGGCGTTTTATTAACTCTTCCCGTGCTTCCTTAGCCCGTAGTTTGTCTTCAAGAGACTTAACGCGGTCTTCGGCTTTCTGGAGGACAGAGTTAGTACGCTCTTCGATTTCAATCTCAGGGATTGGAACGTCCGGGCGTACCTGCTTTGTAAGTTGAAGAAATGATCTGCGCGTCTTTGGGTCTTCAGCCAAAGTCTTTGCAAGCATTGCCAACTCTTGTTGTGCTTCTACGGATAGATTCTCTAATGACATTTTGTTAGCCCCTTTCTGTCAATTAGATGACTTTTTTTCCGTCACCGGGTTTGCCAAGAGTCATTTTGTTCTTGGCTCCGATTTTGTTTGGTGCGGTTAAGCCGCCAAACTCTGCAAAACGCGGAGTGTTGACGATTTGACCGTTCTGTTGTGTGTTATCAGTGGGTCGGCGTGGAGCCAAGTTTCCACGGGGTTTGAAAAGTTCCATTTAATTCTCCTTAAACTGGTAATGGAGGTTGTTCGGTTCCGGGTGCTGGTGCTGCTGCAACTGCTCTTGCTTCAGGGGTTGCACCACCCGCCTGCGGCAAGGTTTGAATCAAATTCATTATCTCTGCTGGCATGAGTTGACGGGTATCAGACTCACGCTCACCAAACTTAGCCGTGATCTTTCCAACAACATCCTGAAGCGCCATGCCCTCTTCGGACTGCATACCAAAGGTCTGCAAGGCGTTTTGCAGCATGTCGAGTGCCATCATTACGTTTAGCCGCGCCTGTTCCATGTTCCCTGACTGCGGCTCAGGCGTAGTCATTGGAGAAGGCATGGGGGCAGTCTGACTCGCCTGCTCGTTGGGAGGCGGTGTAGGTTGTGGTTGCTCAGATTTGAGCATATCCATTACTTCTTTGTTTGAAACAGCCATAAGCGATCCTGTTCCTATGATGTGCGGATTTTCAATTGAGACAAACTATAGTGTCAACCAAAAAAAAGGGCGTGACTGCATTTTCGCCACTTATGATTTCCTCATGTAACGAGTACCGTATGAAGTTTTGGGGAATCCTCCACGCTGTGCTTGGCGTGTATAGGATATTCTACCCATCGCTCGTTCGGTGTCTTTGATAGAAGTCTCGGTAGCGCGAGGCTGATCGCCTGTACGCAAGTTTCCTTCTGGTTGATTAGGCTGGGCTGCCATCTATTTCTCCCGGTTGAGGTGCAATTGGCTCTTGGCCTTGAGGAATCTCAGGGCTTTGAGGAGTTTGGATAGTTTGAGTCTGTTTTTTCAAATCTTCAAGCAGTTGTTGCTTCATCGGCGGGTCAATCATCTCGATCAAGCGTTCTTTGCTGATTGTTCCAGCCTGATAGAGGCTGAAAGCCATCTCGCGCTGATCTTCCATGAAGATAGGACTGTTGCTGTGGGCATCAACCTTGACGTTAAAATCATCGGTAAATTGTTTTGCTATAAACTTATTACCCTTTTCATCAACGTAAACGGTATCATCATATACCATCATCATCTTTAAATAGAGGGTAGCCAGTTTCTCCAAGGCGCTTTCAATGACCAAAGCACGCTTTTTAGCCCGTGAAGAGCCGAGTCTAGCCAGTTGGGAGGCGTGTCCAGCGCTTCTAACACCACTTTCACCCCGGCCTTGCAGAACGGAAACGATACCTGAAGCCTCCGCAAACATGGCATCAATCTCAGCAATCTCACGGAATATGTCATTTGGTATATCTGGAGCAAACTGTTCTACCTTGCCATTGGGCATATCGTTAGCCAATAGGCCACCGGCACGGCGTAGGGCAAAGGTTTTCTCATCCAAAATGCCACCAAAGCCTTGCAATACGGTGGGTGGGTCTACTTGTTTGTCCAACAATTGCATGATCTGGGTGGTGCGCTTATTACGCATGTCTTGCAAGAAGATTAAGCGCTGTACTTCAGATTGTCCCCAGTAGTAGTCGTATTGCGGGTTGGGAGAAATTTGAACAAAAGGCACTTCTCCTTCTAAGAACATCATCTTGGATGAGCGATCAAAGATTATTACATCTGGGTCAGCAATCGTGACGCACATGTAATCGTCTTGCTCATCATCGTAAATCCAGAGTTCGTGCATCATCACCGTATCTTCGGCAATCATTGGCACGTAACGGTTTACGCCAGTAAGGTTTAAGTTAATGTTTCCGTAAATCGTAGGATTGGTTGCAGACGTAATCACACGATCCATGCCGGAAGCATTGTCAGACGTTTCTTGCTGAGAGAATGTGATGCGGCGCACCAATTCATCACGCTTGGGGTGCGACCAGAGGCGCGAAAACAATTCGCTCTTAGTCATGTAATAGCGCTGAATCATGGCTTCTTGGCGATCCGTATACGGCACATCTTCGCGTAAAACACCCACCGCAGCAGGCTCTACCATGTACGGATGGATGCCATTTCGCCAAACTGGTTTGACAAAAGTGGTGTTGTAACAAAAAGCCCAGTTCAATGCTTGACCAAACACCTGATCTGCGTTGCTATTCAACCAATAGTCGTACAAAGCCTTGGTTAAAACCGGCACCATGCGCTGATACTCTTCAGATTCGCTTGCGCCAATGTTAATTGAGAAGCGTGTAGAGTCTGCCGCGTACATAAACGCAGATAGTTGGTCAATGTGCGGGAAGATTTTGTTGTACTGCGCTGGCGCTTCTTCCGGCCCTGCGCCAAACAGGTAGTAGGATCGTAAACCGTCTGATTCTGTGCGTCTGGACTCCATAGACACCATGCACTTTTGCATAACGTCCATGTAGAACATCTCGCGTTCTAATGGGTCACTGGGTATTCTCATTTTTCAACTTTTAAATTTTGATGGTCGGCAATATAACTGCCGATACGCGGCCCCGAAAGTTTTGCTGATTCTTTAAGCGCACCGATACCAGATACGTTTTCGCCTCCGACAGAGCGTAAGTTAAAGCCGCCAAGATCGCCCGGAGAACCCCATCGTGGGGCAAATGGATTATCAGGCTTTGCAAACCGTGGCGGTTGTGCCTCACCTTTTTTAACAGACTTCACATCGCTCATCTTAAAGTCCAGTGCAAGTTGTTGTAGGGTTTTGTCGCTACCCTTGGTACGATCACTTGTCATACCTACAGGCTGCAAGAAAACCACTTGTACATCGGTACACCCATGAGGACATACCGCTTCACGCGATTCAAAGTATCCGTGAGCCGGACACTTATAGTCGTTCATCACTGCCATATTAGCCCCTTTTTTTCACTGAG